TTGTAGTCTTTTTCTTCCTTTTTAGCATTCAAGGCGATAACGCCAGCCATTTCTTGCTGTAGCTCCTTTTTCTTAGCCAGCAGCTTACTGTTATACTCGTCTGCCAGTGCTAAGAGCTTAGCATTTTTAGCTGTTTCAATGTTTACTTCAAGCTGGGCTATTTCGGTAAGTATTTCATGCTCTTTGGCAAATGCTTCATCTTTTGCGCTGGCATCTACAGCTTTCTCAGCCAGCTTTCCTTTGCGGCCTGCACTAATGCCATTTTTGCCATATAGCTCTATAAGCTTATCATTGAGCTTGTCTTGTATAGCAATGAGGTCATTGGTAAGCTGTGCATCTATGTTTTTAACTTGTTGCTCCAGTGAGCTTTTTGTAATGGAGATAACACCTTGATTAAGCTCATACCCAAGAGCCAGCTGCTTAGTAGCTATAGACTGTATGACAGACTGCATCTGTGCCCTTAAGGTGCCCTCTTCCGTTAAGAGGCTCTTTTCTTCATTGGTAAGCCCTTTTTTCTTTTTCAACTGGTCTATCTTATCCAGCCTATTCTGCACCTCGTCAAGCTCTGCATTGCTTTGTATTTCAAGTATGCGCTTTCTACCCTCTGCGTATTTAGCATAGGCAGCAAGCCTTTCATCATAGCTCTTTTCCTCACGGTCAAATATGTGCTGGTACTTGATATTATCTTGCTCAATTTCCTCTACGCTGGCATCAGCAATAAACTGAACACGCTTTTTTAATTCCTGTAATATCTTATTTGTAAGGTCTTGCTCATGCTTAGCCTTGTCTTTTTTGCTACCTCCCATTTGGTCAGTGCTCAGGCCGTATTGCTTATCAATTTCTGCCGCTTTGCGCTGAGCTTCTATAAGGTCATTAAGGGCAATGTCCCGTATCTTTTTTTCATCCTCAATAGCCTCTTTAACGTAATTATTGCCTATTGCATCTAAGTTGTAGTCACTAACTGCCTCACGGATGCCACCTACCAAATAATCAAACCAGCCCATTTTGTTCTTACCACCGCTGGCAACTGTCTCTGTCTTTTTCTTATAGGCATCTTGCATAACTGCCAGTGCACCCATAGCTGTCGCCCTGAGCTGTACTGCCTGTATGAATGCTGCCGACTTATCCCTAAAAAACTTCTCTGCACCATTGACACCGTCAACTTTCTCTATCATATCGCCAAACGTACTGTTAAGCTCTTCCACCACTTCTTTTTTATCTTCCATTGTGGCACCTACAGCAGTAAACCTATCGCGCAAAGTTTCCATTTTGATGCCCAGCTCTGCATAGGTGTCAGCAGCCTTTGTATTGATATTTGTAGCTGTGGTCGCTGCTATATTTGCTCTATCCCAAACATATTTAATTTTATCTCCTACTGCCTCTATCAATGAGAATGCGGCTTGGAATATTACCATGTTCGCTATAAACCTTAAGCCCATACGTTCCAGTATGCCACTAAAGCGTTCACTTAGCCCTGTGCCTGTTTTCACGCTGGCATTGACTTCATCCATTGAAGCCTTAAGGTTTTTAACTTGCTCCGTCAAGGCAATATATTCCTGAGTGGTTTCAAGGCCTGCCTGTTTCATGCCCTTAAGCTGGCTTATCATTAAGCTTAGCTCACGGCTTGGGTCGGGATAGTTACCGATATTAATTTTCTGCTGGCTATACTTATCACTGTTAGCTTTTATAAAGTTGTCCCTTTCCTCAATAAGGGCAATAAGCTCTTGCTGTCTTGCTCTGCCAGCCTCAGTAAGTACGTTGGTCTGCACCAGCTCTTTATTGTAGGCTTGGCGCTGAGCACGGGCTTCTGCTATACTACCAGCCTCAGCAGTATTAAGGTTGATATTACCTTTCATTACTGCATTGTTTAATGATAGCTCAGCATTAAGCTCCTTTTGCTCTACTATCATTGCCGCTTTTCTTTCTATCCATTCATCCTCACTTATAGCACCACGACCATAGGTAGTATCTAATGAAGCCAAGTTGCCTGACAGCTCACTAAGCTTTTCTTTTAACTCTACAATCCTTCTCGCTGCCATAAGCTGCGCCTCACTATATTCCTCTGTCGTATTGGCGACATTAGAAAGCACCTTTTGAAACTGGACAAAGCCAGTGACTACCTGCCCAGTGCTTCCTTTTACCTTATCCATACTGGCACCAAGCTCTGTAGTCATGGACTTACCTATATTGCCCATATTCTGCATCTCCTTACCACCAGCTTTTAAGGAAGTAATTAGCTCTGTCTGCTGCTTGGTAAGGTCAGCCATTTGCTTGGTCATAGTAGCTAACTCACTGCTATCATTACCGCTGCTTTTAGCACCATTTAAGGCTTCTTTGCTGGCTTTAATCTGCTGGAATAAAGTATTTACTTGGTCAAGGGTCTTAACCAACTGGTCACCACCGATACTCTTTAACTCGTATATCTTTTGTACATTATCACTCATGGCTTAGGCTTTATAGTTGAGGTAAATCAGTTTGAAATATTAATAAAGGTGCATATTTAAGGTCGTACATATCCAATATGGCAGGGTTGGTAATGATGCTGTTATTGCTTGGAAAGCAATTTGCATCATCTACTGAAGTTGGTGGGTTATACTTCCACAATGTCACTTTGCAGCTATCATCACGCATAGGGAAATACTTGTCTATGCCTATAAGGTAGTATATGCCTCCTTTGATAATAATGCCCTCACGGTGTAATTGATTGGCAATATCATTGTTATTTAAAAGCATCCACGGCTTATATAGTCTGCCTGCCCTCATAGTAGATAACCGCTTAAGAAAAAAGGTACGCATCAGGCCATTGACAAAATTGCCGTTTATATTTTGGTCACAATAGGTAACTACAGGGTCGTTTTCACCACCTACGCCATAGTTCACCGAAAACATAAGAGGTATATAATGGCTCAATGGGTCACCGTCAAGCGTTGCAGGGTCAGCAGCCCAAAAGAACTTACCGTCTGTATCTACGTTGGTAAGGCCTTTATAGTAGGCTATTTTAGGCTCAAATGATTGGCTAATATCAGCAGCGGAGCTATTGCTTACGTTCTCAGGTATTATGCAAATGAGCTGTGGAGCACTGCCAGTAATAGACTGCCATTGTGTAGCCTTGTAGTGCATACAAGGCGCAAAGAAACGGTTATTGTAGGTCTTGGTCCCTTGCTGGAAACGGCTTGGGAATAAATACCTTGACATGCCAGCTACAGCACTCGCTCTGTTATTGCTTATGCCCTGTCCGCTGTAATTCAAGCTTCCATTATTGATGTATAAGCCTTTGTACCTACCAGCGTAAATATTTAAGCCACCGTCTGCGCTGTCGGACTTCATCATGAAGTCAAATTGCCTCTCTACATCACTATACAGTTGAAGCTCACTTTCCTTTGTAAGGTCAATTTTATTGTTGTAGTCAAGAAAGGTGCTCTCCTGAAAATACCCATCCCTGTGGTCAGGTGTGCTGGTTTCATTAGGTAGGTCATAGCTATAAGTAGGCTCAATATATATCTTATTGGAAAAGTTGTCTGTCTGTACACTAAGGTTAAATGTGTCTATAAGGCCACGAAGCAGGTCTAGGAAAGTATAGCTTCTAAACTTATCATAATACTGCATATTTACTGTACTGCCAAGACCTATGTAAAAGCCAGTAAGCTCAAATTTTGACTGGTTTAAGTTCCATGTGTCAAAGGCCATGCCAAACGTACTATTGACATAAATGCTCTCCCATATATGCACTGCACAAAATGGATCCATGGAAGCCACTAATCTAAACCTAAGCACATCACCATTTACAATGTTAGGAGAAAGGAAGTTTGCTACCTGTGGCGTAAACTGGTCACCACTACTGCCAGCACCAGTATTTTGCAGCAATATTCCACTGCTGCTGTTAAAGTCGCATGGTGTCCAGCTGCCTCCATTGAGGCTATATTCAAGTATAAGCTTACAGGTGCTACCACTTGAAGAGCTTACACGGGCAATAAGGCTAAACTGAAAAGAGGCTTTTATGGTGCCTACCCTTGCCTGCAAGTCACTGGGTACGTTCATTGTCCAAGTTGCAATACCTGAAACTTCATCAAAAGAATAACTATTACTATTATCATAGCCGTATGGTACAGAAACATCACCGATATTATAATGCCCACCCGTGCCTGACATACTGCTAAATGGGAAAGAAGCCACCACAAAATCAATATGGCTGGTGTCGCTGGCAGCTGAAAGCATAGTTTGGTCGGGACCCGAATTAAACCATGTAGGGTCTGAGAGGCTGGAGCCGTGAAAGGTGCTTGGTGGATATATCGGTGGGAAGCCAGTAGCTTTAAATTGCAATACCGTCAATAAGGTGCTTTTTACGTCAAAGAAGTCACCCCAAGTCCATGGCATTACCATTCGCCTAAAGTACCTGCTGGTCATAAACGTGCTGGTAAGCTCATAACCCATAAGCCTAAAGCCTCTATATATTATCCAAAATATGCTTAAGCTGGGTTTAAGGTCATAGATAGTAACAGCACTGTCAGCTACCAGCGTTGCCGTCAAGCTGCCTCCATTATTTCCGAATGGTTGCCTGTACCTAACTGGAGCATATACATAGTCATTATACTCATCTGTGTCAAAATTAGACCAGCTGTTTTGTACGGTAGTGACATCAAAGGTGTGTGTTGCCGTATTCATGCAATCCCAAAGCGTTATATTCTGCATTTGAAGCAGCCAGTGTGCATTGCCACCCCAAGCATCTAAAGTGTAATTCTCAGGCTTATTAGTGTGCGTTGCGCTGACTATACAGCTATTGCCTATAAACATAGTCACACCGTTAGCCTTTATTTGACACGGCACCATATCATCATAGACACTTCCAGTGCTCATGTCAATGACATTAGGATTGTGGAATGTGTTAAATGCCATATCATTATTTACTGAGCAAGGTACCTGAATAGCAAATGAGGAAGAACTGCCTTTTTGCTCAAAGTTCTCGGGGTCTTCAAGTGTGTAAGATATAGCAACATCGCTGGCTTGGCTGTCTGTAATCTCCAGCAGGTACTCGTTATGGTATATCTCTAAGAATTTATTTATGGGCATTGGTGTTATTTTAACTTCTTACTATAAAGTGCTCATTTGCCATTGTGTACTTAATTTTGATATTGTACTGGAATTTACCCTCATACTGCACGCTGGTAATTTCACTGTCTGCAATATTGATAGGTACAATATCATCATTTTGTCCTTGGGTGCCTTTCCACTCAATAAAGGTTTGAGTGCTTTCCATAAGCTCCTTAAGCCATTCTACTTCATCCTCACTAAAGACACCGCTTATTTCTCCAGTTTCATTGCTTCGCGCATTTAATCGGCCTTTAGTCCTGTAGGACTTAGCCACAGACATAGCACTGCTTATGTATGGTGTTTCCTTTGCGCTTGATGTGGTGGTAAATGTTTCATCATAGGTACCGAAGCTTACTTGCTCATATACGCCCAGCCTATTCAAAAACCATACTCTTTTACCGTATGGGAATTGTGTCTGCTGGAGTATGGTCGGTGAGATATAAATATCTTGGTAGGTGCTTAAATGCCTCAGGGTGTCATTGACTACGGCTGAGATAATTACAGTGTATTTTGACAGGTTGCTTATTGGTATGGTACTAAACGGGCTGAATTGGCTAAGCTGCTTCATGCCGAAAGGCACATAATAGATGCTATTATCATAAATGGTATCTCCGTTATCAAATAGGGTGTATCTCGTGCCGTCTGCTCCCTGGAGTATTAATTTAAAGGTCGTGCTGGTGTCTGTGCCTCCAAGCTCTGTGAATATGCCAGCAGCAAGATAGACAGGCAGCCAGCCACTTTCATAATTGGCACTTATCAAATTGCTGCGTTCAATATAGCTTTTTTTCGGTCTGTGTGACAAAGTATAAGACGGGTATGTCCCATTAGAACGCATGCTCCAATTCTCTAAATGGGTGCTGTAGTCTTGATAGTCTAAATGCTGTAGTGTAGCATTAACCACCGTGAAAGTATTGGCAAATAAACCACTACCGCTGACTGCTGCTGTGGTAACTGTGGCCTGAATAGGTATTACCGTATCAGGTACCAAGAAGCCACCGCTATAGGTTGCACCTCTTACTTTTACCTGCACGCTGGCGATACCTGTAGTATCACGAATAAGGGCATGAGCAGTAAGAGGCACTTTTACCGTTGGTAAAGTTGACCTCAAATATTCTTGACACGCATCCTGTATATCACACACATAAGCCATTGCTCCAATATCTACAGGGAAATACTGGGTAAGCGTTTTATAGAAAGTGCCATTGAAGTACACATCAAAATAAACAGGTGTATAGGGCACTGTAGGTACGGCTCTTATAGGTATCGGCCTGTAAGCCACCAGTAATGACGGGCTTATGACATCTGTAGAAGTTATATTAATGGACATGGCTAAACTGTTTCGCTGGGTGTTAAATGGTAGTTATAATCAATAATTGTATCTATGGCATCTAAAACGGCTTTATCTGCCTCAGGGGTTGCCGCTGTCTTGGCTATCTCTATAAAGTTCAATCTCTCACCCGTGCTGCTAAACTGGTAACTGTTAGCTGTGGGCATCCCCTCTTTTTTATGTTTGTTGGCTATCATAAAGGCTATTTTAAGACCTTCCGTTTCGTCAACATTAAACCTAAGCATGGCAAAGCGTTTCAAACCTTGAATGTAGGCACTTGTACCACCCGAACCATGCGAACCGCTAAAAGGTATCCTGTCAGCAGGGACACCTTTATCAACAAATACACTATAGTATAGTGCCAAGCCTTCTAAAATGACATTGTTAGGGTCACTGGTAGCATCCTTGTTGGTCAAGCTATCCTCTAAGGCTCCTGTAAGGTGGTGCCCTTGCTTGACAATTTGGTCTTTAATGTTACTATTTATGATCTCGGCACCTTTTTGCAGCGCTGATAAAAATGTTTCTTCGGTCATAGCTGGTTAAGTAGGTTATTGGTGATATTCAAGTGCTCTAAATAAGGCTTAAGTTCTTTGAACTGGGTAATTATGCGCTGGCAACATAAGCCACAGTTTATATCATTATCACCACCATTAGGCTCTATATACTCATACCATATAGCAAAAAGCAACTGCATTGACGGGTTTGCAGCTACAGGGATAGCATTTTTAATCGGGTCGCTGGGTATGAGTAAGCGTTGCGCCCTTATCTCAGCAGGTATTCTTTTGGCTATATGCAGTAGTGTCATAGGTTGCAGCTGTCTTTTTAATAAATAATCAGGCAGCAATCCCAAACGTGCATAATCTACGTTAGTGGTGTCGCTGCCTGATATTCTTATGCCGTATGGCATTGATTAGTTGTTTTGAATGATTAACCAGTCTTCTGCCAGTATATCTTCTGTTTGCAATGCTGTTATTTCCAGCTGGAAGCCACCCTCTATAGCCAGTATAATTGGCTCACCGTTTTCACGTTTATTCATGCCCAGCTCCCAGTCCTTTCCTTTACGCTTGATATTAGCATTGCCATTACCATTAAGCAATACAGTAAGAGCTGTTGCAAATTTCAGTGCTTCTTTGGCCTTATCAGGCTGCTCAGTGGCTTCTTCTTCTACTGGTGTACTTACAGGCTGCTCAACATGTGCTTCCTGTTCATGGGCAGGTTCTACCGAATCAATAACAGTGCTTTCATCAGGTGCTTCCTGAGGCTTTTCTTCTTCCTTTGAAGGCTCTTGTGCTTTCTGTGGGCTTTGAAATTCCTCAGCAAATTGCGCTGGTGAAAAAATGGCAAAGGAGTTATTAGAAACTACTACATAGTCATTTTCCTGTATAAGTGTTTCTTGGTCGTCAACTACAATAAGTAGCTTTCCTTCCTCTCCTTGTGTAAAACGGCAGTCAATAGAGCTGCCAAGGAAGTCGCGGAGCATTGCTCGTTCACCATTGAACTGGATAACATTAACCAGTGTGTCGGGGTTCTTTTTTGATTGATATATCATTGTTTATAAAGGGGGTTTATTGCTTATGTTGAGGGTGAGGATTGACAGTAGGTGCAGGTATAGTGACCGTTGTATCATAATCAGTAACATTGCAGTCCATGGCAAGCTCTACGCCAAAGCTGAGCTCTACGCCTGCAAGGTCAGCATTGCCCACATTCGTGAACCTGCTTATACGGTTTCCAGCAGGCTGCTTTTCCCGTATCTTATTTAAAAATGCTGGCTGCATGGTAGCGATATTAAACATACGCCTAAAGTCATTGGCGCATCTTTCCATATCTGCCCAGCATTGCTCTTTTGTATGGTCACTAATTCGTGCATCAGGGTTTATCTCCTTAATGTCACCGTCACCAGTGTTGAAAACGGTAGTCAAAAAGAACATACGCAAAGGGTAATGGTTCCAGTTATGTATATAGTCAGGGAAGTTAACTGGTGGGAATAACGCTACCAGTGGAAATTTGCGTTCACTGGTCATGCCACCCAGCGCATCATAGACTATATTGCTAAAGTTATCAGCATTGAGGTCCTTACCCTTACCGTTTAAAACGACAAAGCGGCCTTCCATTACATAAGAGCCGTTTACAATATCCTGTATGAGCTTATATAGGTTTAATTCATTCATGGCTACGGGTTTTTCTATATGCTTGCCACCCGTCAACAAGCAGCACACAGCTAAATACCAAAATGCTTATCTTGATAAGTAGCAGGTATGCTGCAAGTGACAATATGGATATAAATATTTTCAATTTTATTAGCTTTGGCCTACAGGGAAGTTTATATTTCTTTTACCGTTTTGACCACCTTTGCCGCCAAGTAGCTTGGCCTGTGCTGCCATTCTTGCCTGCTCAGCTTCTACCAGCTTTTGTATTCTTTGCTGTACAGCCAGCTTTATAGGGTCGGCAATTTTATTCCATTCTTCTTGCATGGCATCTACTTCATCCATCATATCAATGTAGGCATGCTGGCCTGTATTCATTTGCTCCAATGTTTTGCAGTCCACGGCATTGATAGCAAAGCTCATATCGTACAGCGTAATTTCATTGCTGGTGCTTGATGCCCAGTTAAGGAGCTTTTTAAAGGTTTCCCATTTGCATTGTAAAGTATGGTGACTTTCTTTGCGTAAGGCTTGGTGCAGCCATTCTTTAAAGTCTGTAGGGATATGCTTTGTAGGGAAATTAATGCTAAACAATGCTTCTGTAAGCTGTTCTTGATGCTCTTGCTGTGGGTTAAATGGCTTTTTCATTTGTTGGTTATTTTATGGAATGTTTAGAAAATCTTTTTGACCTTAGTAAGTGTTGATTAGAAGCTATAAGCTTTCTACGTTTCTTTTGATTATTGCCTACATGATAATATCCAGCACGTTGTACTGACCTTACAGCATAACTGCCTCCTTCTGGCATATAAAATCTATTGCTTGTAATAGCAGCCATGACCGCAAACATTGACAATGAACGTAACATATTCATGCCCACTGTCTTTTAGCGTGCATTTTATTACGGTAATTATTGCGCTTGTCACGGCCTGAATGTGAAAGGTATTGACCCCATTCTTTTGGTGTCATGCCTTTATGTGTAAAATATGGCTCTATATAACCCATTGGCAGGCACTTAATATTTATGCCACGTTCAGCACTTGGCAGCTTTTGGGCTGGTGTCTGCTGACCGCTGCTGGCATTGGTGCCAGCTCTTTGCGTTTGCGCCCTAATGCCGTCCTCGTTAGCTGGAGCCGTATTAGTTACTGCCTGAGTGCCTGCCAGTGCCATAAGGCCAGCTACAGCAGCACCGATAATGCCTGTTTTTTTCATATTTCAACTTCGGTTTTATGTACAGCAAATCTTTCACGCTTGCCCTCTACCAGCAAAACCTCTCCACAGTCCCGTATCACTTTTACTGGCTCACCTTTGGCACCATACAGCCTAAGGCCTTTTGTCGCGCTTTTTATATCAACTTTTAACTTCACTTATTGAGGCTTTTATAATAGTTTGCAATCATTGTTTCATTGTCCTTTTTCTCACTGGCATATATCAACACTTGGTACAGGTTTGCTTCCTTTGCGTTGTCTATGCTATTCTTGCCGTTGTACCTGTCAAATACTTTGCTTTCCGCTATGAAGCTTAAAAAGCTTATCCACCCCCATTTGTCAAAGTGCTCTTTGCTATTCAAGCCGCTGGTGCTGTTGCCGCTGTCCTGAAAGACTGAAAAGCTTTGCTGTAAACTGTCATTAAACTGGTCAAAAAAAAACCTACCTGTAAGGCTATATCCATAGGCAAGTCAAGCATCATCTCCAGCCTCTCATTTACTTTTGCCTCTTCAAACTGCTCTCCTTTAGGCCTCAAATAGATAGCGCATAAGTAAGGCATGGCATCCCATTTGCCCTTACCCAGTGCCAGCATTTGACGCATTACTTCCTTACCCAGCAAAAATTCATTAAATGTTATTTTGTTGTCATGTGTCATGATAGGGTTGCATAGCTCCCACAAGACACCGTTCCAAGTAAATTCATTTTTTGGCTTGCCAGTAGGCTCAGCAAATAAGGTAGCCATGTGGTCATAGTAAATATCCATGATGTCATATAGGCTTATTTCCTTTGATGCCTTTTCAAATGGTATGCCAGTAAGAAAGCTGAATGTTTTTACTGCCAGCAGCACTCCCCAGTACTCCAGTTCATTCTCCTTTAAGTCACCGTCAGGCATTTCGGCTATTTCTATACGCTTAGCTTCAAGTTCAGCGCCATAGGTCTGCTGGAAATCTATACGCTGCCTCAATGACATTTCTGCCAGTGTGCTGGGATAGTTGTAAGTATTTCCTTCAAACGTAAATAGCATTTATTACAGTTTATTTTCTTCTAATGCCTCTGCCAGCTTAGCATCTTGCTTTTGCTGCATACGGTCTTGAATTTGCTTAATGTATAAGTGGGTAATTCTCTCAGGGTTGGTTTCGCTGACATTCTTCATGCCAGCTTTCTTAGCTACGCCTCTAATAACTATATCAGGCAGGCTATCTTTAAGCTCTTTGGGCTGGCGTTGGGCAAAAGTTTTCAATGCCTCGTCAACTTCAGTTTTAAGCGTTGATAAGTCCATTTGCTTTTCAACTTGCACACCCGTACTTATAGGCTGTGAAGCTTCAAATTGATTATGCTTAAATGTTATGCCACTAAGCTTTTCTATGGGCTTAATCACAATTTGCTCCACTTGGTTATTGTCTTCATCCATAAGCGGCTCACCCAGCATATTCAACAGGCCATTAATCAGCGCTCGGAATACATTATTTGAACGGGTTGCTAATTCAGGTAGTGGTGCCAGCGTTTGCGCTGTTTGCTGCATAGAAGCCTTAAGCTCCTTTATTGATTGCCTTAAAACTTCATGCTGCTGTTCAAGTTCCATATTGAATATGTCCATTTTGGCTGTTGTAAAATTAGCTTAAAAAAATACATTGTGTATTAATTCAATAAAATAATACTTTTACAGCGAAGCCCTGCCTGTAGCAAAGTGGACTTTCTTTTATGTAGTGGGTGAAGGTCTTTGAAATAACGAAAAACAAAATTCACACCCCTATAATTCATACATAGGGGTTTTCTACGTTATAGTTCATCCAGCAGGCTGCTTCTGCTGCCAAAGACCCTAATTGTCCTGTCTTTCCTGAAATGGGTATAAAAGCCATACCGCTTAGCATCCATAATATCATCCATTACCTTTACTGGCTCGTCAAGCGTTTGAGTAATGCCATTCATTACCGTTTCTTTCCACTTGTAGCTGCCTGCTTCCTTTCTCAGGCCTGCACTGGACTTGGTATAGTAAATTTGGTGCCTTTTAAGGAAGTCTATGCCATTCTTTACATCCTTATCGGCCATGAGTGCATTATAGCCAGCGGCTTTTAAATCTTCTATGGCATCAGGTCGGGCACTGTCACAGTAAATGGGTTGCCTGCCTATGCCCAGCTCACGCATCTGCTGGATAAGGTGGCTTATGGTCATTTCCGACTGGTAAATAAGCTCATTAAAGAATGCCCTGTTTTCCCATTTGCCACACTCTACCATTGCCATTTTATGATTGAAACCAAAGTCAAGACCGTACACCGTCTGTACATGGCTGGGTATATAGTCGCATAGGTTTATAGTCGGGTATATCAAGCCTTTAATCTGCCCTGTTATGCCTCGCGCATAGACTTTCCATAGCTCCCTGTCCTCTATGCCCTCTATTTCATCATGTAGAGCTTGTTCTATAAATGGGTTGTGCCTATGATCACTAATGAATAGCATAGTATCGGACTGGCCTATGACTTTCTCATGTACCCAAAATGCTGCGCTGGGGTTGTAGTCAAGAAAGACCTTTTTGCGTGTCCTTATCTTTAGCTGCCAGTAAACCATATAGGGCACACCGTTAGCCTCATTGATAAAAAGGTAGTCACGTTTACCATTACGGGCATCTTGCTCATTGTCATAGCTGTTGAACTCTATAATGCTGCCATTGTAGAACTCCAGTATGTTTTCAGTTTTATTATAGTTTTTGATATAAAAGGCCAGCCATGGATTGCGCTGCCTAATATTCTGCATATCCCTTATTGAGCCTTTTTTAAGGTTGGGTAAGTCTTGACCAGCTACAGTAATAATGCAGCCTTTGTCATTGATAGCTATAAGCAATAGCACCTGCATAATGCTGTAGGTCTTGCCTGAGCTGGTGCCTCCTTGATTGACATTGACTTTTGCCGTGCTGGTATAGTTAGCATGGAAAACAGGGCTGACATCAAAATAATTGGCTACTTCATTCATTTGGTTATATCTACTTCATCCTCACTATTAGCCAGCGGCTTATCACTGGTTATTAAGTTAATAGACAGCTTCATTTCGGACTGTATCGGTTGACCGTTAGCACCAGTAAGCTCATGCTTCTGTGAGGGCAAGCCATAGCCTCTATCTGTCAACCACCTCACAGCTTGCACATCACCTTTCAATGCTTTGTTGGTCATAGCTATTACAATACCCTCAAATACGCTTACACCGTTTTTTTCTTGACTTAGAACCTTAGCCAATACCTCTTCTATGGCAGGCAGCTTCGGCTTCCTACCTACATTAGGGTTAGGCTTATCACCTTTCTTTTTGTATATAAGGTTCTTTTTGCTTTTAGGGTTGTAAGGCATTGGTAGTTATTTTGGTACCCAAGCTTTTGAGTATTGCTTATTCTCTATGTCAAGGGCTTTAAATACGTTTTCTTTAAGCAACAGCTCAACTTCTGCCTTTGTGCCACCTATCTGCTTGGCTATCTCAGGAATGGTCATGCCATGCTCTAAATGCACCTTTGTCACCAGCTCATGCATCTTTATGGCTATATGGCTACCTTTAGCACGATTGATACGCACCGTTAACAGCATCCTTTCTGCCTCTGTAAGCGTTAGAACTGCACAGGGCACCATACCACCATATTTAGCAATAATGTCCTTGTCACGGCTTGAAAGCGTAAACCTATGGAAGCCGTCAATAATGACATTATGCTGGGTAATGAGTATAGGCTGTATCCAGCCATTGAGCATAAGGCTGAGCTTGAGCAAGTTCATTTCAGGCGTAAATACTACGTTTGGATTGTAGTCATTAGCCACCAGCTCACTGGTAGCCTTCCAAATGATATTACTTATCGGCTCGTTGGTGAATACTGTTGATTTCATCTGCTGTTTTTTTAATCATAATGGCACATTCACCACTAATCAATTTGACTTTATAATAATCACTAAGCTGTGTGCATTCCTTTTCAACACAGTTTAACGGGTTGCTGGATTGGCTGGTCACCTGCCTACCCTGTATGTAAATCTCTTCAATGCCACTCACCCATGCTTTCATGGCAAAGTATCGCATCATGGCAAGGTTATGGCTAAACAGCTCCACAAAGACCCTCCTCGCCACTATACTATTTATTCCACGGAGCTGGCAATGGTCAAAAATTAGGTCTATGTGCTGAACGGTGGTAATAGACAACTGCACCATTTCAAGCTTTATGCCGTACATTTTACCTGTGCCAATATTCCTACGGCTGCCCTCAATACCAAAGGCGTAAAGCCCTGAGCTAAGTAGGCGCTGACCTATAAGCCCTGTGCAGCATCCAAGGTCTAAAAACCTGCCATTAGAATTGTTAAGTATAAGCGTGCAAATATCATTGTGGATTTCAGGATATGCGCCTGCATCTCTCCAGTCTATAAGGTAGCTTTCATCATTGAAGCGTTTACTCATGGTTGAGGTTTATTTTTGTCATTAAAAGTTTGTGGTACCATTTATCACCCAGCGTTGCTGGGTCTATATTGGCATACTCAGGGTATCTATTGTCTTGCTGGTTGCCAAAATAGTCCCATACGCTTGTCCATGGTCTGCACCTGTAGCCTGCCGCCACTTGCTTAAGGTGGTTTATCCATGCGCCAGCACGGGAAAAGCGTGCATGCAGCTTCATGTGGCACTCCACGCATACAGGCCTAAGGTCATAGACATTGTCGTAATCTTCCGTATGCCCCATCATATTAGGCGCATGAATGCCGCATATATCACATGGCTGCTTGGCTATTTCCAGCATAAGGCCTAAGCTCTTTTGTTGGTTATATACCTTTTGACGGTAGTCACCTGAAAACCCATTATAGTCCTTCATACTCTAAGTCTGCTTTGCTTGGTTTTAGTTTGGGTTGTATCATTGACTTATTGCCACTGATAATATGTTTAAATACATGCAGTATCGGATAACCACCAAGATTAGTGCTGCCACCCCTTACTTTCTGTAGCCTTATTTTCATCGCATTGTCAACATACTTGGTAAACTTGGCACGGCTGGCAGCGTCAGGGTTGGTATCTGCTATATACTGCTTAACTCCAGCAAAGCTGTGTGGGTACTTATCCATTTTGCTGCCTTTGTCAATTTCCTTATAGTAGCGTTCTTGCAGAAGCATCTCAGGGAATATGGCTATTATTTGCTCATAGAACTTCGGGTACATACGCTTAAGTACATCAAATTGCTTTGCGCTTTCAGCTACCAGTGGTGTCGCTACTCTTAATGCTTTGCCAGCTAAGCTCTGTATGTCATAGCTGACACAATATTTTATGTTATTCCTATAGAAGTAAATAAATATATCATCCTCTGTCCAGTCATATATAGGTTTGCAAATGCGAATATTGGCAATATCAGCAGTGCTCTTGGTTATATAGTTGTCTGTTTTACGGTTGATGCAGCTCCTAAGCCTTATAAGGCTCTCGTCTGCCCTGATGCCCATAAGAAAGGCTATTTTGCCCTTTATGTTTTCAAACAGAAAGCCGTCCATGCTATTTTGGTCATGCAGCCTATCCTTGGGGTCAGTCAATGCAAAGTCAGGTTTAGGCCTGATATGTGGCCTATCATTGTCCCATTGGATATATGGCAGCACCTCACCCAGTATATACTTGACGCTTTTTTGCCTCACAGCATAGTATCTCAGGTTGTATTTCGGGTTGTCGCGGAAACTACATACAAAGTCTATAACATCATCCTGTATCACTTCTTCATCCCTAAATATGACATCAATAGGCTTTTTAATGCCTCTTTCCTCATATACTTCCTCTACCAGCTTAAGCACTGCAAGGCTGTCTTTGCCACCTGAGAAGCTTACGAACACACGGTCAAAGGTGTCAATGATATAGTTTATGCGCTTCTTGGCAGCAGTGTACACATCAATGTCAATATACCGTTTTACACGGCTATCATCCACTATATCAAGCTCTTTATTCTCCAATGGCTTCAAGTATTAACTGTGAAATTGTGGCATCAGGGTCGCTGGTAGCATTTTTCAGCTTGCGTACCCATGCAATAAAGCGTTCATATTCGCTTTGGTCATTAAAGACAATGTTATACTGTAGTATTTCATTGTTCACTCTTTCTTGCCTTTCTGCGTGCTCTTCCAGTGTGCCACCAAAGCCAGGAATGCTGATACCCCAGTCTGTTGCCAGCTCCAAGTCCCATTCATTAGCCAGTATCTCAAAGTCAGTTTCACCAAATGCCTCGTTATCTATAAGCACAAAACGCTTTTTCTCTATATCAGTAAGCTGGTCAGCTTTCCTTACCCAGCTGGCAGGCACTTCTTTATGGCCTAATTCTTGCAGGGCACGATAACGCATATTGCCAGCCAGTATCATATTGGTATCATCCACTATGATAGGCTTTAGCTCCATACCCTTGCTAAACTCACTGAGGCTTTTGCATAAAGCTCTAAAACGGTGGTCTTTTATGATGCGTGGATTGTTAGGGTTGAGCTTAAGGGTGCTTAATGATACTGTGTCTGCGGTTGGTTTTGCTTTAGGCATATTGTCCACTTTAGTGCTAAACAAAGTTAATGTATCAATTTGATACTAATTAGCTCTATTTGATTATATATTTTTAAAAATACCTGTTGCACTCAGTAAGGAATTCAGCCATTTTGCAACTTTGTAAACCAAATTTGTTTGGTTTATAATTATCAGCACTTTACTTTTACAGCATAATAAAAAACACACACAAACAAACAAGGTAAAATCTAAATAAATTCTAAAAATGAATATACCTGCACAAATAACCCAGCTAATTGAAGACGGTGCACTTTTTGTTATAAACAGCTCAGGTGGCAAGGATAGCCAAGCCATGACAGCATTATTAGCTAAAATTATACCAGCTAATCAACTAATCATTGCACATGCTGTATTGCCTGAGGTTGAATGGGAAGGCGTACAAACCCACATTGAAGCTACTGCACAAAATATACCAGTTCATTACTGCCAAGCTGAAAAGACTTTTTTTGATATGGTAGAGCATAGAGGCATGTTCCCAAGCTCTAAGTATAGGCAATGCACCAGTGACCTTAAAAGAAACCCACTTGACAAACTTATTAGACACTACATGAAAGCTAATAGCTTTACTAAAGTGGTAAGTTGCTGGGGTCTTAGGGCACAGGAAAGCCCAGCAAGGTCTAAAAAGCCTGTGCTTAAGTATGACACTACAAATTCAAAGGCAGGCCGTGAATGGTATGTATGGTTGCCGATACATGATATGCTTCTTGAAGAAGTTTGGCAAACAATTAAAAATGCTGGTCAGCAGCCTCATTATGCTTATAGCTTAGGCATGACAAGACTTAGCTGCTGTTTTTGCATAATGTCAAGCAAACATGATTTAAGAATTGCTGCTGTACATAACCCAGAATTATTTAAAAGAGTGCTTGAACTTGAATTAAAGCATAACCATACAATGATGCTGGGTGCTAAACAAACTCCTATAACACTTGATAAATATATTAGTTAACACATAAAAACCAATCTACGACAATGCCACATTTAACCGATTTAAAAGAAAGTGCCTACCGTGCACATTTAGGCACCAGCTTTAGCCCTGAAAAGCGTGCAGAAAGCACCATTGCTCAATTTGAAAGCCAGCTATCTGCTGACCTTGCCAGCGTGCCATCACATTACCGTGACAAGTACATACAGAAGTACAGGCAGCATTTATCCAGCTGGCTAAGCTCAAAAAGCAGGTGCATATCAAGCATGATAACTGGACCAGCACGCTTCCCGATTGACAGGGCTAAGAAGTTTAATCGCTGGGAAGAAAATAAGTACAATGACTTTCAAGCTTGGCGTGAACGCATGCTGAAAGCATTTGAAAGGAGTACAAGGAAAGCCGCTGTCGCTGAGGCAGGTGGTGAGCTGGCTATACAAGTCAAAAAGCTGGCAGACCTTAAGAAAGCCCAAGAGCTATACAAGTCTATCAATGCTATTATCCGCAAGAAAACACCATTTGAGGGTAAATCACAAATGCTCAGGGAGCTTGGCTTACAGTTAGAAACGATTGACCAAGTTTTAAAACCTGACAGTATGGGATATTTAGGCATACCACCTTACAAGCTTCAAAATAACCTTGCTAATATTAAAAGGGTTGAGCAAAGAGTGAAAGAGCTGGAGCAAAAAGAACAGCTTAAGGCTCAACAGGAAGAAAAGGGTGCTCCTGCAGAAGTGGTAATAAACGGTGTTAAGGTGGTCACCAATTTTGAAATAGACAGGCTCCAATTATTTTTTGACGGCAAGCCAGCTGACCATATTAGGCAAGAGCTAAAAAGTAGCGGCTTTCACTGGAGCCCTTTTTATGGATGCTGGCAAAGAAAGCATACAGGTAATGCCATTTATTCAGCAAAGAATATACTGGCAAAAGTATGTGTATCTTAAAAAGATATAATGTATCTATTTGATACAGTTAATCAAAAAAAACTTTAAAAATAGTTTCCGCTGTGAGCAATGCTTTCAGGGGTTTTTGCATTTTTTAAACCAATTTATTTTGGTTTACAATTATCAGATACTTACCTTTACATTATAATAAAAAAAACAAAAAAAACCAATCTACGACAATGAGAGTACCTGAAATTGAAATAGCCGTTAAATACAAGACAGGCATCCGTAATGAAGTTAGCCGAATAACCAATTCAGCTGAAATGGCTACAGTAGTAAAGAGCTTATTTGACGTCAATCAAATTGACTGGGTGGAAGAATTTATACTGCTCTGCTTGAACCAGCGTAATACTGTTATTGGATATTACAAGGTTTCTAAGGGCTGTGTTACCCAAACCTTAGTTGATATTAGGGTCATTGCTACAGTGGCGCTGAATGCCGCTGGATGCACAAAGATAGTGGTTGCACATAACCACCCAAGCGGAAACTGCACACCAAGCTCTGCCGACGATGCAGCCACAAGAAAAATAAAAGATGCTATGGCTTTGCTTGACATTACCCTGCTGGACCACATGATAATGACAAGTGACAATGGGTACTATAGCTATGCTGATATGGGAAGAATTATTTAATTTTTCCTTACTTGAGCCAAAAAGTTTCACTGGCTGCATCACTGGTAAATGCCGTACCCCCTATTTAGATTATCAAAAACTTTTATAAATTTACCTCAATGAAACTCAAAGACACTAAGCAGGCAGCCAGTTGGCTCAAATCAAATGAAAACCTGCTAAATTTTAAAGAAATATCACGGAGGTGTGCTGTTGACATCGGTACGCTTCACCGTGCCGTCAATGGCAAAAATGATGCCTTAGACCGTAAGATTAAAATTCCTGAGAGGTGCTTAGCTGAATTGAATAATATCTACAATGAATTAAAAGGGTAACTATTTTTTGTCTTTAGTGAGATCACGAAGCATTTTTTCTATTCTGCCCAGCTGACTATCTTTTACCACTTCCTTTGTAAACATGGTGCCGCTACCTGTAAATAGCCAGCTCAATGAAACATTAAATTTATCATGCAAATGGTAAATGCTTTCCAGTGTCGGGTACCTATCTCCTGACTGCATCTTATAGAAGTTTTGATAATACTCACCCAGTTGCTCTGCTATTGCTTGCTTACTGAATATGCCATTTATTTCATGCTTAAGGATATATTCTACAGCCTGTAAATAACGCTGGGCTACAAGTTTTGAATTCTTTTTAGTGTCTTGCATGTTAATCTTCTTTAGGAATGCCTAAGTCAAAGTCAAGGTTAGCATCATTTTCTACAGCAAACTCATAGGCTTCTTTAAGACTATTGTCTTCCTGTAGGTTTGCATACTTGGTTAATAATGTTCTCCATTCCTCTGTCATTCTATCCCTAAGACTATCCGTGACTTGCTCACCACCTTGCAGCTCAATGAGCTTAAGGATAATCACTGCTTGGGAGTTTATTACAGATTTGAGCATGGCATTGTTTTGCATTGCCATTTTAAGTATTGCAAGCACCAGCCCTTTATCCGTAAATTGATATGTCTCTTTTGGCATTATGGTATTGTGTAATGCAATTTAGGGCAAATTAGACATTTCACGTTAAAATATCTTTATTTAATTGTTCGCTTTTGCCTTTGCATTTACAAAATATTGACTATCATAAAAATAGCCACTGGTGGGAAATGTGGTAAAATTGCTGCTGGTTATGGTTTATTCACTGGTAGCTTAGGTATGCGTGTCCAAAAATGCCACATATTTGCATGTTTATAGTGGCATACAGCCCATACTCCTTTACCATCCGTTACAAGCACCACATAGCCTAATTTCTTATTTGTATCTTTTATAGTAGGTAATCTAACGTCCCTACTTATCCACTGGTCGGCATAGCGTTCATCCATTGCGCCTTGTTGGTAGGCTCTTTTAGGCAGTTCGTTAAAATCTATAATTTCTTTAGCCCCATGTACATCTAATTCAATAGGTGCTAAATAATTGTTGTACAATTCCTCGCTCTTGACGATTATGTCCTTATCAATTTCTTTGTGCATAGTTTATGTTTTATTGGTTAATTAATTCGTTCCATGCCTTTTGAACATCAATTAATGTGTATGGCAGTATAGTATTTGATATATATCGCCATGCTTGTAATTTGACTACCTTAAATTGCATTAGTCCATTTAAAGTATTTTTCCTTGCGAATACTATATAATCTGCACCTGAATATTGGTAATTACCCAATGGCATCCATTTTGTGTATTTCTTTTTAAACATAGTTTATCATTTTAATTGCCCCGATTTCGGGCGGTTTGGAATTATTGTTTAGGTCGTTTATTTTGTTTGCGTTTGTAATTATATCTTATGTGCTTACTTTTAGTATTGTACTTACCTATTTCTATAATAAAAACAGTATCATAATTAGTCCTATAAAAGTAGTGTATGCTAAAACCTTTCATTCTATGAAATATCATACCTAACCCTTTCCAATGCGACAAAAAAGATTGATAGTTTTTTAAATTATATTTTGGCGATATTGTTATCATAACAAAGATTTTAAGTAGGTTAAGTGTTCTTGTAAGTTGTTTGTTATTTAAAACATTTACAATCCATAAAAGGCTTTTGCCGATATTCTGCAAGTGTTATTTCTTCAACCTTTCTACCCCATTTTATAGCTTCGTTAAATTCCATTACAGTTTTTCTATCGTATATGTTACTTTGTTTGTTAAACATATCAATAGTCGCTACGGTTTGAATTGAATTGCCACAAGCGCACCAATATACTTTTACTATTTTATTATCGATATTTTCACTCATTGTTAAGTTTTTTTAGTTGTATTTACCACCAATAGATTTAGGAATTGAGGCCATTAGTTCTTGTATTTCATCTTCATTTAAAACAATAGTCACATCGTTTTTAATTATCGTCATCCTAAGGCCTTTATTCCATTTTACATAAGTTTCCTTAGTATCTATATTTGCAGTAGTAAATACTGTGAATTTATTAGTTACTAAATCCATTGTTAAGTTTTTTAGTGTTTAATATGTGAATAAGACCCATCGCCATTATCTTGCCATTGTCTTGATTTATTGAGTTGTAACTTATCATAAAAGGCTTTAAAAAGAATATCAGGTGTAACACCTGCCCTATTAGCACTATCTATTAAGCAACCTAAACAATCAGCAAATTCAACCGCTAATTTATTTTTGTCAGACTCTTCCATTACTTCTTCAATTTCACGTTTTAGATGAAGTAATGCACCATAAGAAGTTCCATTGGTAAATGTTTTTGAAGTAAATTCAATATGTTGTTTTATTATTTCAGAATAAACAATATCTTTAACCCCGTTCAATTCATCCAACTTGTCTGCTATTTGGCGTAGTTCGGATGCTGTTAGATTTTCAAAAGACCAAGTTAATAGCCACCCCTTAGAATCGGGTACTAATTCAAGCGAGCCTTTTAAAATATACCCAATTTCAACCCATATAACGTGGCTTTTTGCGTCCTTTCTAAACTCCAATTTATTCTCCATTTTCTTTAGTTTTTAGCGTGATTGTGATTGATGATTGTTTGAGTGGGCAGTTTTGATTAAGCCTTTCCAAATCAATACTTATGTAAGGTTTTGATAACTTAAATTTGGCAAAACATTTATGATAAATACCTCTATCACTTAAAATTGTTTCAGCAAAAAAGCAATCACCGCAATCCGTTACTTCTATCGTGTTAGCCATTGTCAGTTGTTTTTAATTCGCACCCTGCCCACCAATCGAAGATGGGCAATGCACCATGCAGGGTTATTAATCTTTCCAAGTGAGTGCCTTAACGCACCACATTTGTGCTCCTTGCAATTCAGTAATAGCAATAGATGCTAATCGCTTTTGTTCTGAACTTTGGCTTGAATTTCGCAAATCATTCATTTGGTCAATTAGGTTTGCATGACCTTGTTTGCAATTAGCTACTGCATCATCGTTACTCGGATTAAAGGTTAATCCTACCGCTTTTTGTCCGAAACTTAAATTCTTAGCAGCTCCTTCTTGATTTGTTAATGTATCTTGACTCATATTTATAAAATCGGTTCACCTGTTACCGAAAGGTTTTATTTGGTTTGTGTTTTAGATTGTTTATAATCTTGATAAAGTCCTGAAATTGGGTAAAATTCATCTCCTATTGCACGATAATAATTCTCATCTTCTAACCGCTCTACAAAACCAATAGCATCATCCTTAACTGCTTGCAGTTCAGCTTTAAGTTTCTCTATCTCCGCATCCTTAGCCGCTATCTCAGCTTGCATATCGTCTTGGGCTTGGGTGTATGCCATTTTGTACCATAATCTAACTTCCGCATCATGTGGAAATAACGACTTTGCTAATTTTTGTATCTCTTGTTCGGTTTTCATGCTACTGTATTTTTAAGTTTAGAATGCCTTTGTTTGAGGGGACAGTTTTTAGTTTTTAAAAAAGTTATCAATTTTCATAGCTGCATCATCAAACCCCCAGCCTACTTCTGCCACAAAGCCATTATTCTTTAATTCCTCTAAATAAGCTTTTTGGTTTGGGCTCAGCTTGCCGCTTTCTGTCTTAAGCTCCAAGAATAAGGTCTTACCGTTCAATAAGATTTGCAGGTCAGGGACACCGCTACGGGTGCCCAGGACTTTAGCTTTATACCTTTCAAACGTGGTGCGCTTACCCTCATTAGGACTATGTATGTAGGTAGCTTTAGGGTATTTCACCTTGATATAGGTTATTACGCTTCGCTGGAGCCTATCTTCCATAGTTAAGTATTTCTCATATCCATTAGCCATTGACTTCTGTTTTTTTAAGTTTGTTGATTAAGTTTTCATTTTGCTTACCCAGTTCACGGCAATAGGCTTTGAACTTTTTTAGCTTCTCATTTGTCTTTTCAAGCTCAGTGGTCAAACTGGTAATTCTTTCACTATCGCTGCCACTAATTACATGCACACGCAATTTTTTAGCCGCTGGTGCTATCACAGGCTTATCAGGCACCTCTTGGCTCATTATGCTTACAAATGCCTTACCGTTAAATTTTATGCCCAGCATGGACTTTGGAATGTTTGGGTCAATGTCTTGCATGAAAACTTTTACAGCTTCATCCAGCATTTGCTTTTTTGCTTGATGCCTTTCTTCAAGTACAGGCAACTGGCAAACCTCAGCNCAGTTTTCAAGGTTGTAAGTGCGTTCAATAGCTGTACCGTTTGGAAGCACATACTCAAAGCGTAAATAACTACTCCTCATAAAATAGTATTTCATTAAATATGTCATTAATACCCTGTGCTGCCATTTCCTTTAGGAATGTTAAGTACAGGTTTTTCCGTATCAAGTTTACTATTGTCAGGTGCTCAGTAAAAGGTATGTGCCCATGATCACGGTAAGCCTTATATATTTTTGCTACCTCAACCACCTTTTCTCTTTCCCATTCATCCAGCCTTGATAATGGTCTTCTGCCATACATTTCCCTTTGCTCCATGGCATAGTAGTAAAGCTTCCACCAATACTCACGGCTTTGTATGCTTACTACCCTGTATCTCCTGAGCAGTTTATACTTACTCCAAGCAAAAAATATCAAGTCAATGGTACCCTTTTTTAAAATTTCATAGTCTTGCTGTATGCAGTCCCTAATTTCTTGCTCAGTAGGCATAACAATAGGTTTACCCTCGCTGGGGTCTATTATCGCCTTGACGGTGCCAATAATTCGTTTTTGAACTATGTTCTTGTACTTTAAGTATGCCAGCAGCACATCGCCAATGAATTCAGCATTAAGCTCTTTGTTGTAATGCCTATACACATGGTCATACTCGCCTTGACAGTTCAGGTAAAAGGCATGCCTTATTTCATTTGTGGTCAATCCTGTAAACTGTGGGTGGCTCATTATGAACTTGCTAAGCACTTTTACTTGCAGTAGCAGGTCTTCACCTGAGTGAAGTATAGCACCAGTAAGCATCTTTATTTCTTGAAATATGCTTATTAGCTGGTCCTGTATGTCAGCATTACTGTAAGACTGTAATGTCTGTGAATTTAACTGGTTGGTTATTAGCTGTGCTTCCACCTGATTTAAGTGCTTCAAGGTCAGCAAGCGTGCCGCCCCTTGTTCCCATCTTTGAAGCTGGTGCTCCTGTTTTAGTGCTAATGCTGTTTCCATTTGATTGTTGCTTTATGGCTGTTAAGATGTTTTGTAACTCCGAATTGATGTTTACAAGCGTTGTACGACTTTGCTGCCAGCTTGACCATTTGCTGTATGATTTCAGCACATAGTCCCAAGCATGCAGAAGCTTATCATTTTCAATTTCAAGGGTCATATCAGGCGTTTTTGCTCTTACTTGGGTGCGTAAGTATGCCAGTATGCTTTTCAAGGCTTTACCCTGTGCTCCGTCAATTTTTGCACCATGCCCTGAAATAGTTTTAATAAAATTGTCATAAGTAGCTATTGCATCAGTGAATATTTTGCCTCCGTTTTGGTCATTATTTTCTACCGATTTTATGGTAGTTTTTTCGGCAATTTTTTCACCAGTTTTTTTTGAAGATTTTAATTTTGATTTTTTAGAACCCAATAATGCGCCAGCATTATTATTATTAGATAATACTTTAGTATTATTATATAATATGGTGTCAACTTGACTATTCGTGGTATTTTTTACCATGAATGTGTTATTATTCGTGGTATTTTTTACCATGAATGTGTTATTATTCATGGTATTTTTTACCACTAATAATTCATAAATACTATGGCTTTTTTTACTATTTGCAACACCAAATTTTATAAGGTCATTTTGCACTAAAATTTCCCTCGATTTTTGCAAGGTTTTTACATTCAATCCCAGCGCATCACATAGCACTTTGTTAGAGCACTGTAAAATGGCAGGCCATTTCTGCCCAGCAGCAATACATACAAGCTCCATGTATAAAGCCTGCTCAGTAGTGCTTAATTTGCACTGTGAACGTATTTTACGCAAAAAGTTAAGGTATGTTTGTATGCTTTGCTTTTGTTCCATTTCTTGGACTTCAATGTTTAAGTTACAGCTCTGATATTTATTTACTACACTTTGTATTAAATAAATTTATTCACTATAGATTATTTTACACTAAATAAGCTATCAGCAAGCTTGTCAATGATTTCAGTATTTGTTTCATCTTCTGTACCTGTTACCGTGCTGGCAATGGCTCTTTTTCTCTCTATGATCTCATATATTTGCTCGTCTATAGTATCCTTACCCAGTACATAGGTACACTGCACACTATCTTTTTGACCTATCCTATGGCACCTATCCTCGCATTGCTCCACATCAGCAGCGTGCCATGGAAGCTCAACAAATAGCACCCTGCTGGCAGCAGTCAAGGTAATACCCACGCCAGCGGCTTTGATGCTACATATAATTAACTTGCAGTTAGGGTCATTTTGAAACTTGTCAATATTGGCCTGTCTTTCCTCTCCACTATCTCCACCTGTTACAGTTACGGCATGTGGGTAATATGCCCTCAAACTGGCTGCAATTACTTTTTGATGTATAAAAACTACTATCTTCTCTCCAGCGTCAATGACTTCATCAATTTGCTCCTGTACTTCTTCCATTTTACCTCGTGCACTGATGTCCTTGCATACTCCAATGAGCACCATAATTTCACCTCTAAGGCTCTTTTGTATTTCCTTGTCAGTTTTCTGTTTGTACTCTTTAAGGTAGGCAGCAAGGTTATTGAGTGCGTCATTATATTCCCTGCGGTTAGAAATATTACAATAAACTATCTGCCTGACTTTGTCAGGTAGCTCATGCAGCACATCCTTTTTCTTGCGTTGGTAAAAGCAGGTAGTATTTAATTTATAATTCAAGTATTTAAGGTCTGTAGCACCTCTACCAGCACTGCCACCACAATATCTATCCATAAAGTATTTATGCCCACCGAACTCTTGCAGCCTCCCTATGATACCCAACTGGCTGACAAGGTCTTTAGGTACATTCACCAATGGTGTCCCAGTAAGGCCAAGAATTATGCTTTTTTCACGGGTTAAGCCTCTCGTAAACTTAGACCACTGGGCACCAGCATCTTTGCATCTATGTATCTCGTCAATTATTACGCTTTTAAAAAGGTTTACATTTTCTTTAAATACTATATCTGCCAGCTTGATAGGTTTACCTTTTTCATTGTTTATCTGCTTAACAAAGTATTTTTTAAGGCTTTCATAGTTTACTATAAAGACCTTAGCCATGCCCGACTTATAGAATAAAGGCCACGTTTCTTTAATGTCACTTTGCAGTATTACGCTTTTCATGCCTGCAACTGTATGCCATTCTCGGGTCCAGTTGATTTTTAAGCTTGCTGGGCAAATAATAAGGCAGGGAAAGGCATCTTTAGCTACTATGGTAGCAATGGCTTGACTGGTCTTTCCAAGTCCAGGCTGGTCACCGATAATAACCTTTTCTTTTTCAAGGCAATAGGCTACTCCTTGGGCTTGGAATGGGTATAACTTACGTTTTATGGGTATCTCCACTGTAAGCTCAGGCATGGGAGGTATTTCATAAACCTGTTCTACATTATTCTTTATTTCTGCCTGTGGTGCACCATACTTCTTTACCAGCTTATCAGCAAAGGCATAGTTACTGGCAGCAATCACCCAGCACTTTTTAATGTTATTCCAAAAACGCTGGTCAGGAGGTAAGTTTTTGATTTCTGCTATAATGCGTGCACTATAGTCAAAGCGTATCTCAATGCCGCTAATGGTGACCTCGGCAGTGAGGTTATAATGTGTAGCTATCATTTATTACAGTATGATTTTACCAGTTGATGAAGATTATCTTTACGGGTCTTATGCCAAAAATTCCTTACTTCATCATCTGTCTTGGTATTGTCAGCCCATACCGTCATTCTAAATTCAGGTATAAATACAGCACGTTTATGTGGCTGTATGGCATCACGGGTGTGCATTTGCTTTACGGGCTTTTTAATCAGCGCTGAAAAGTGCTCTGTTACCCTTATGTCTGTTTGTGTGTACTTGCTTTTGAACCGCTTAAACTCATTTTTCTTTTTAAGGCCGTCACGCATGCGTGGTAAGTTGACTACATTAAGCACTCTTAAGTCAGGCATTGCCTCATTTTTTCGTATGCTGGTAAGCTTCTTTTTCAAAGCTGGCACCGAAACGCCTAAATGCTCCGCGCATCCTTTAAGGCCATTTGTAAGCAAGTTATCCTTTAGATATTTAATATCGCTTTTAGTGTATTTATGGTTAATCATGACTTTGGTTGTTAAGAAGATTAGATAAATATTTGCTCGTTTGGGTCAGGTATATAAATGCCCAGTGCTTCGGCAGCAAATTGCTGGATGCGGCCTATATACTCTTGAAACTCTTTAGTGTCAAGCTCATTAGTGCTGGCTGGTAGCTCTACATAGTTCCCATTGAGCAGGGTAACTTTTACGCCATTAAACTTTGATTTTAAAAACTCATGGGTTTCTTGCTCAGTTAGAAAGTTGCCAGTATGGTACAGTGCGTGCATAATCATATCAACTACCACACCCCAGTAATATGAATTCTGTTTACAGGTGCGCTTCTTCATTTTAAGCTTGATAGTAAATGTTATAATCTCATTAGGATGCTTAAGTACCCATTTAGCAAGGCTGTCTCTGTCAAACAGTAGCATCTTGCCGTCATTGTCTATTGATCCTCCCAGTGTAATACTCATACCAACTCTTCAAGTTTATTGGTTATTTTAAAGGTTTTAAAACTATTTTATACTTCTCGTGCTCTACTATTTCATGAGGATGTGTGCCATAGCTGATAATGTTTATTTTCTTGCCGTTTAATAAGCCATAGAGCCAGCCATTATCTACCCAAACCTTTTGATACTTAGGTAAGTTCAAACGCTTGTCTGCCATACCTACTGTTATTAGTTTGGTCTTAGGGTCATGGCTGGCTACTATGCACTTATTCATTTTGCTTTCTATTTACTCGTTAAAATGGGCACTCTTCTTCCATTGTCTGTGCCATCGCTGCTTCATTATTAGTAGGTAGGTGCATAGTGCCATTGCTGGTAGCGGCAATATATTCAGGCGTGGTTTTCATGCTGTTTTTAAGCCAGTCAGGGAGCTTCTCAAACTCTACTTGGTCAAACTTGTCATACTCAAATATTAAGGTCTTATTCACCTGTGCTGGTGCAGGCATACCCTTAGGCATACGGCTCACGCTGGCAATCACAGCATAAATTTTAGACGGGTCAGTCTTGCCAGTTTCGTGTATAATATTCAGCATACAAGGTGCACCCAGCAACTTGGTAATATCAAAAGCTTTAGCATCTTGCTCAGTAAAGCCTTGACCTCTCCAGCTCTCCAGCACTTTTCGCAGGTTTGCTTTTTCGTGCATGCTCACTGTGAATTCCTTACTTATACCGCAAGGCTTCTCACCCTCACCGTCTTTAAATTCTCTTAACTCAGTAGGCAGTTCCCAAAATATTCGGACTTTACGCTGCATTTTGTCCTGTCCTTTAAAGTTCTCTTTTACGGTACCGACTTCTACCATGCCATAGCAGCGTGCTATATAGTTTCCAGCAGGTATCAAAAACCGTTCTTGTACGTCATTTGTTGCAATAATAGCCATGTTCTTTTTTTTGATTTTTAGGCGTTAAGAAATATTATTAAAATTGTTTTGTTTTGGTTTTAATGGTATTGCATATATCATTGATGCCCTCCATTACTTCTCTCATTAATGTAAACCCTGCACCCGTGCTCATTGTGTAGGTTGGCGCATTATTCAGGTAGGTATATAAGCTCCTGAGCTTAGTTTTGTCAGCTTCTATGTTCTCGGCTGTAGTATTTTTTGCTGGTAATGGCTTACTGAAATCTACAAGCTCAGGTGTAGCAGATGCAGGGACATAATCTGCTGGCTGAGTATTGCTTATTGTATTTATAGAAGCTGGTGCTGTTTGCGCTGGCTCAGGTATTACTTCTACCTTTGGAGCTTGCTGGGCTTTTAAGGCTTCCTGTTGAGCTTGCAGCTCTTCTTTCATGCGCTTAATTTCAGCTTGCTGTGCCTTAAGCTCTTCCTGTTGCCTTTTAAACTCTAAGCGTTCAGCTTCTTGCCTTTTAGCTTCTTCGGCTTTAATGCGTGCTTCTTCGGCCTCAGCTTCCAGCTGTGCCATTTTAGCCTGCTGAATTTGCTCTTGCTCAATGTCATACTCAATTTTTAGGTTGGTTATGAAGCTGGCAAATTGATGCTCGTCAAATTCCTTTATCTGTGTGTAAGTAATAGAAACGCTATTTAAGCCGTATGTTTCTGTAGCTGGGTTAAATGCTGCACCATGCTCTAATACTTGCCTCACACGGCTGGCGATGCGTTCTTGCTCTATCCTAATTTGTTCTTGCCTAAGCCTTTCCTTTTCAGCGTCTATTTCATACTGTTTAGATTGCAGGTAACTTTCAAGTGGTACAAGCTGCTCAATGATACGCTTGGCTTCACTATTTACTGCTCGCTGGTAAGACAGTGCATCCTCGGTAAGCTCTTTACGCTTTTTCTCTACATTAACTCGTAAGGTCTTAATTTGTTTGCGTGCTGCATCAACAATGATATAGCCTGTACGGTCAAGCACACCGTCAATGGTTAGAGAGCCGTATTTTTCTCTAAGCTTTAGAATGGCATTGTCAATCATCTTTTGCCCATCCTCAATGTCAATACCCTGTATAGTTTCTACAAGGTCATTGTACTTTGTCAGTGCTTGTTGCACTGGTGTCTGTGTGGCTGGTAAAGCCGTTAATGTTTCACTCATTTTTGTTGGTTGTATGGTTAAGAATGTTTTTACGATATTTTGCACTACGCTTGGCCTCCCACCGCCAGTATGTCTTTGCCAGCAGTTTTGATAAAAAAGGTACCTGTGTTGCCACCACAAAGCATACTATTATCAAGGCTATGCCTATCAAGTTTTGAGTGTCCATTTTTATTGGTTTTATGGTTAGAAAATGTATTATCATCAATAACCCCCAGTGCCATTAAAAACAGCCCAGCACTCAAAAAGGGGTTTTCGGTTAGCCACAGGTTAATATGCCCTGTTATGATACCCTCACGTTTTATGGTCATGCCGTCCTCGTTCAGCATAGCTTCATAAATGCTGTTAATGTATATGTAGCAGGTATCTGTTGCTACTAACTTATTCAGGTCGGAAGCTTCCAGCAGGTCAGTAATGCTGTTGTAATTTTCGTTTGTAGGCTGTATCTTTGTCATGGTTGTATGACTGATTTTTATCGGTTGTTAAGAAATAAGTGGCTGTGTCGTAGCAGTCACTTTTTTTATGTGCAGTATGTAGTCCATTTGATTATTAAAGTCGTTCTGAGCCTCACTCCACAGGTATTCCCTGCCCTCTTTTTTGTTGATTATGGTAGCCAACACTTGCCTATATTCTGCACTTTGCTCCATGCATCTATTGGTCATTAAAAGTTCCACAATGGTTGAAAGGTTTTCATAGAATGGCACTGTCTTAACTAAGTGCGCTGGCTCAACTTCACTGCTGGTGCCAATAGTTTCACAGCTGCATATATAAGCACCTGTATAAGGCTGGTATTTAAAGCCCATTACTGTAAGCTGGCATTTGTCGTAGAATTCTTTGTTTACTTGTATCATCGGTTGTATTTGGTTGTTTTGCTTAATATTTTTGCAGTTATTTTAGCCTCTGCTTTTGCTATAGCTTGCTGTCGTAGTTGTATTTTATTCGCTAATTTTCTTTTTGCAGCAATTTCATCCAGCTGCCTTATAGCCATAATCTTCATTAGTTCAGCAGCCATTTGTTGCTCGTACAAACTGTCTGTTAACATTTAGATTAATTGTTAAGCGTTAACTTTATTAATTATGGTTTCTATTGTGGAAGGTTTGCCTCTGCCTTTAAGCAGTACAGCATCAAGTGTAACTGTGCTGAACCCAAAGTATTCGGCAGCATCAATTTTTGTATCAAAGGCTTTTACCTTTCTTTTAAATGCACTGTGCATTTCAGGGCTAAGTCTTGCACTTTTTCGCACCCTTTCTGTTACTTGTAATGTGTCTTGCATTTTTTTGTTATTTTGCTTTGTGTTTTACTTTGTATTTGCAAAGATTAGTAAATTATTGGTAATTACCAATAGGCAATAAGCATTTACCAATGAAAACCCTATCCGACCTAATAAGTATTTTTAATTATAATGTATGAACATACAAGAAAAGCTTTCTACGATACCAATAAGCATGACTACATTGTCAGCATACACTGGCATTCCACGGGATAGCCTTTATAATTGGAAAGCTGGTAAGGCTGCGCCTAAGACTAAGGAATTACTAATTTTAAACGAACTATTTACCAATTTAGAGGGCAAATCAAAAAATGAAATAAGCCTGTACTTAGCCAGCAAAAAACCTAAAGAGGTCATTATGTTAGGTAAGCAGGTAGCAACTAACAAAAGTGAAAGTGACTGGGAAGGACTACCAGTATATAACATTCCAATAAGTGCCTCATTTGTTGCCCAGTATCATGACATGAATTTCTATCAGCCACTATACCATTTACAAGACCCAAGATTTAAAGATTGTAATTTTGCCAGCATCATAACTGGCGACAGCATGCACAGTGAAATAAGACACGGTGATTATGTGGTATGCAAAGAAATAAATGACTACAGGTTTATAGTCTTTGGTGACATTTACTATGTAGTAGCGACCAATGGACTTGAAACATGCAAGTATGTGCACCCTGACAAAAATAACAATGACAATATTTTGCTGGTCCCAAGAAATGAAGCTATACCACCCAGTCCATTGCCTAAAGAGATGATCCTGCGGATGTATAAAGTGAAAGGTATTATTAGAGGTTACTAAACTTAACTATATGAAATATTTATTTTTCTTACTGCTGCCATTTGCTGCCAGTAGCCAAACAATAAAATTGAATGCTGAGGCTGGCTTATCTACCAATAGCGTGAAATACAGCTTCCCAGCTTATAGCGTTGCATTGCCAAACCCTGTGTCTTGTACTGGCTATACTATTGGCGCGAATGCTGAAATGCCAGTCATAGGAAAAGGAAGCATTATTGCAGGCATCAGCTATCAAGGTTTATACTATGCCAATTATCTTGATGCAAATACAGCCGCTACCGATAAAGCAACTTACAGCCTAATGAAAATAAAGGCTGGATATTTACACTACTTTGGAATGTTTAATGCTGGTGCATATCTGTCATACCATGCAGCATTGTCTAAGTCTATTAATTCATTTTTTAGCCCAGCCATTACAGCAGGCATAAGTAAAGGCAGGTATAGAATTAATATTGAAGCTGGCCTATCATTTGGCAACATGGCACCAAATAATGAAAATTACTCTGTTAATGAAAATATGACCAGCTTTGCGCTATGCTTGAACTATAGCCTTTTCACGTTCAAATAAATGCCCAAAAAACTTCTCAAAAAGTCAATCAAAATGTCAATCATTTTTAAAAAATAAGCACTTTATATAACATTCCTGACATACGTTAACTATTGATTATTATATATGTACTACAAGCTTACTCTAAAAGTATAGTTTCCGTTATTCTCCACAATAATTAGTAAGTTCACGCTGGTATTGCTTTTCAGGATGCCTTTATAAAAAAGTCAATCAAAAAGTCAATCAATGGCAATTAAACAGGGCTACTCAAAGCCCAAACTCTAC